TCTTCGACGGTGGTCGCCCCGAACAGGCTCCCCTCGACGATGACGGTCATGCCACCGGAACTGTTCGCAGAGTCATGCAACGGTGTCACCTTCTCACCACCGAGCAGCATCGTTGCGACCTCCTGGCCGCGTGGCCCAGGCACTGTCCCACCCTCATGCCCGAACCACTGCCCAGTCGGGTTGACTCGGAAGTTGGGTGGCAGGAACCCTTGCGGCGGTGGCGGAATGTTCCACGTCCCGGTGATGGTGAACTGTGGGTTCAACCCGTTCAACTGGCGCAACTTGTCGGCCACGATCTGGGCATCGGTTGCGGACAACCCCAACGCGTCCTGCAGGACACGCATCGTGCCTTGCATGTCAGAGATGTCCACCGAGTTCAGGATCTCTTGCACCCCGTCGATCTCGGGACCGAGGACACCTTGAAGTCGTAGCTCGGCTTCCAACGCACCGTTCCAGTCCTGCGTGAACGCTGCGACGGTGTCGCGGCCCTCGATGCCTGCACCGACCAGTCGGGCGTGGAGTTCTGTCAACCCGGCTGCGGCGATGGTGTTCAGGTTCCTCTGCCACTCATCCGTCGCAGCTTCGGTGACGATGAGGTTGTCGATGAACTCTTGTGTCCCCAACGACATCGCATCCGGCAACCCGTTCCACCCAGACACGACCTGCCCGACCTCTGTCAATATCGCCTCGGACCACATCTCGGCACCGGCACCCATCTCGTCCATCCCGAAGTTGAACGACACGGTCGCTTCCTCGACGGCCGGTACAAGGCCATCCTCCAACGACTCGACAACTTCGTCGTGCTTGTCGATGACGTGGTCCCAGTCGAGCCGGGAGTGTTTGTTCTGGTCCGCTACTTCACGCTGCGACGCGATGATGCCGTCGTTGGCTTCACCGATCCTCTTGGCGGTGTCCCCCATCTCGTCACGGAGTTCAGTGAGGCTCCCAATGATGACACCGTTGACATCTTCGACGTAGCCGCCAGCCTCCTTCGACTCGCGCATCACCGTCTGCTTGAATGCCACGAACTCTTCGTCGGTGCCTTGCAGCGCCGTGTTCACATCATCCAACGAGAACCCAAGGTTGAGCAGCGCCGCGATGACGTCGGGGCCACCGAGCTGGTCAGCCAACGTGTCGAACGAGAACCCACCGAGTGTGACAAGTTCGTCGTGGAGACCTGCGAGGTGTTCCTCCGACTCGCGGCCCTTCGCACCGATCAACGCGACAGCGCCAGCCACGACAGCCAACCCGGCGATGACAGGGTTCGCATACAGCAACATGAGCGCTGCACCGACAGCCCCGATCTTGACCACGACATCTTGGATGGGGCGAGGCATCCTCCCGAACCACGCAATGATGTCTTGGATGCCGCCAATGAAGTCGGTGACGAACCCGACCGCGGTTTCGACGGCACCAACGAACGTGTCAATGAACGCAGGGAGATGCTCCGCGAACGCGTCGGAGAACTTCTGCACCAGCGGTGCCAACCGTTCACCAATGTCAACCAACGCCACCGCCACATTCGCTTTGATCTTGTCCCACGTCCGCGCCAACCCTTGGTCCATCTGATCGAACGCCAGGTCGGTGGCCCCGGCCTTGTCAGCCATCTCCTGCAGGTTGCTGTTGAACGACTCGGCACCAGTGTCCGATGTGAGGGAGATGAGTGCCATCTTTGCCTCGACGGACCCTGCGAGGTCACCGACCCCGACACCCAACTTGTCGGCTTCGCCCTTCATCAGTTGCAGCGCCTCTTCGACGGTGCCGCCCGCTTCGATGAACTTCGGGAACGTCTCCCCGGCAGCGTCCTCGAAGTGTCCGGCAGCGATAGTGCCCTGCGTCCCCATCTCGACCAACGCTTGCCGTATCTGGGTTGTGGCTTGCGCTGTCGGTGTCCCCATCGCCGTCATCGTTGCAAGGGCAGCACCGACCTCGTCAAACGTGACACCCATCGACGCAGCGATCGGGATCACATTCGACAGTGAAGCATTCAGTTCCCCAGCGGTTGTCTTCCCCAAACGGATGGTGGTGAACATCACATCGGACGCTTCCGCCGCTGAGATCACTGAGGTGCCGTAGGCGTTCGTCACCGACGTCAACGCGTTCACCGCTTCGACCGTGTCAATGGACCCACCCACTGCGAGTTTGGTGGCGTCCTCAACGAACGCGAACACGTTGTCCTTCGGTACACCAGCCGACAGTGCCTGGTACACGGCAGGGATCGCATCGTCGGGAAGGATGCCCATGTCCTTCGACAGGTCTTTCACCTGATCGGACATCTCATCCATCGCGTCCTCGGAGATACCGGGGAGGAGGGTGAACACTTCGTTCATGCCCTTCTCAAACTCGGCATAGGCGGCCACCGACTTGGCGGCACCTGCCACAATGGCAGCGGCCCCAGCGACAGCAGCGACCTTCGCGAACCCGGCGAACTTGTCGAACGACTTCTTCGACCGGCCCTCCAACTCCTCAACGGAACCGGCAGCGCCCTTCATGCCCTTGTCGAACTGTGTCGAGTCGGCTTTCAGGACAGCAACAAGTGTCGCAACATTCGTCGCCATCTAGCCTCTCCTCTTCGCTCGTGCCATCCGTTCACGCCGTTCGTGTTCCTTGCGCCGAATCAGGTCGAGCGCCATCCTCTGTGACAGCTCCTCGCTCGACATGCGGGTCAACATCTCCCCTTTCGTCATGTGGAGCCGTTCAGACAACTCCAACAGGTACCTCAGGTAGGGTCCGCAGCCACCTCGGTTTCCGCTGCACCAACATCGACACCGGACAGTTCCAGCACCTTCTGCGCCAACCTGTCCAGGACACCACCCGACTTCTCAGCCAGCGCATCCCGGTCAGCCTTGTCAAAGATGGGTTCCCGAGTTTCAGGGTCGCGTGCCAGGGTGAGGACAACGTCGGTGGTGAGGAACATCTTGTCCCCTACCGACTCGACCATCAGGCCACGCTGTCGGGCAGACATTCCCATCAGGAGGATCTTCACACCCCACTCGGGTACATCGACGACCTCCTCGCGCAGGTCTTGCGCGTCGAGGATCGTGTCTCGTAGTTGACTCATTGCCGACCCCTTCCCTATTCCGTAGTTGCGTAGAACATCTGGCCGGTCACCTGCAACGTCACCGACTCGGTGACCTCCGACGCGATGTCTGTCTGGTATCCGACGTCAGCGACCTGTGCATACGCCTCCACCTTGTATGTCGTACCGGACGCCACAACACTGAGCTCGGTGATGACGTCCTGCCCCACATTCAACCTGTCGAAGAACTGCGGTACCGCTGTTGACGGTCCCGCAACGATCCTGCCCAAGTCGATCGACCCGCCGGACAAGCCGGGGGTGTAGGTGCGCCACTGCACATCGGATGCTGTGGTCGAGAACGATGTGATGTCCGACATATCGGTGTCGAAGTCGGCACTCCACTCGCGTGTCCACGGCAGGTACGACGCCGTCACCCAATACACGGTGGCGGTGACCTGCGCCGACTCGGCTGTGGTGAGCGGTGTCCCGGTGAACGTCAACTTGCCCTGCACAGGGTTGTATACGAAGTCGGTGTGCGCCGTCGAGTTGACCAACACCACCGGCGGCACCGCTTGGGTCCAGTGCCGTTTCGTACCGTCCGTGATACGGAACTCGGTACGGTCGGTGGTGGCACTCAACGATGTGAACGCCTCCCCCGCTGCAGTGGAGTACGACGCCGACGTGACCTTGACCTTGGCGGCCTTGCCTGTCAGCGCAACCATGTCAGGTACTTGTCGAGTATGTCAACGAGCCGGTGCCCTGCATCGACCACGACACATCGACGGGTGACCCGATATCGACACTGAACGACCCCGACTCCAAGAACACCGACCCGGTGAACTTGCCGCCACCTGTCTGATCCATCTCCAACACCACCGTCGCGGTGGTGGGTGTCAGGGTGGCGTTGATCATGTTGTTCTGACCCGTCGAAGCCGGGTTGAAGATCCCGTCGATGCTCCCCGTCCACCCGGACAGACCGACAATGTAGTCGCGCCACTGGGCGAGGGCGGTGGAGAACGACGTCACATCGTGCATGTCGCTCCCGATGTCGATGGACCAACTGTTGATTGTGGCGACGTTCCCGCCCGCATAGGACACGGTGCCGCCCTTTCCTGTTACTGCTGCCATGTTGCTGTGACCTCCTCGGTCATCCTGTTGTCTTCCTGACCGCGAAGTTGACCGACAGTAGATGCCGGTCGTTCGCGTCCTGGCCGATGTCGAACGGTGCCTGCACAGCGTCGATGGACCCATACCAGGTACCCGACGAGGTGGGCAGGTTCCGGTTCCCGACACTGTCCAAGATGGTGTATGCGGCTTCGATGGTGGTGCGAGCCGTCTGATAGTCGGTGGAACGTGAATGGATCATGATGCCGGGTTGTTCAAAGGCGCGGACCACACCACCCGTGGAGAACGTGTGGATAGGTGACTGGCCGCCCGTCTCGAACAGGGTGGTGATTGTCGACGGGGTGGCAGGCATATAGCCTTTCGTGAGGTTGACACCG